TTACGCAAGGGGGCGGGGGGGCTTTGTATCGGAAGGGTCTACCAGGGGAAGGCTGAGGTCGTAGATGTCGAGCATGGCTTCGTCACGGTGGCCGCTGGCCTCCTGCTTGTCTGCTCGCGTACCTGGTGTATCGGTGATGCCGCGGCGCTTGAGATCGTGCAGGCCATATCGCTCCTCCTCGAGGATCACGCCGGCTGCGACGGCCTTCGTCATGAACCGCTGCCATGCCGTGTCCAGGCCTGACTTGCTCAGGGCCGTGCCTTGGCTGCCGACGATCAGCGGCCGCCGCTCCGGGCGCAGGGGCGTGGGGAACTTGCGAGCAGTCCAGATCTTCAGCCGGTAGGCCTTGGCCTCGTCCCATACGGCCCGCAGACGTGGGGTCCAGCGCACTATGTTGTCCCGGCTGCCTTTCCGGCGGTTGGTCTGAATCCCTTCCTCGAGCTCGTTGGCGTCGTTCAGCGTGACTACCTCGATGCCGCGTAGCCGGCACAGATAAGCCAGCTCCATTACGATACTCAGGTACACCGGGCAGCTGCTGGGCTCGTTGCGATGCAGGCGGCCGAGCGCCTTGGCCCGATCGATCATTTCTTCCATTACCGCTATAGGCGGCAGGCGGCGCTGGCGGCGTTCCTTTGGTGCCTCAATGCCCTGGGCGGGATTGCTGTCCAGGTAGCCGCGATTGCGGCCCCACATCATGACGCGGCGCATATATCGCAGCACATGGGCAGCTTTTGAGGGGGTGCCCTCGCCTGAGATCTTGTCGACCAGGCGCTGCACCAGGGCGGGAGAGAACCGCCGCACCGCAAGATCGCCAAGAGGTTTGCCCATCCTAGTTGGTTGGTTCACCAGGACTTCGCGGCAGTAGACGTAATCGGCCTTGGTACGGGACGTTAGATCATCTTTGAACTGAGGGCTCAAGTGGAACTGGTCGCACAAGTAGCGCAGGGTTTCCCGGTCAGCGTTGCTGACCTCGTCCATGATGCGATGCAGCTCGACCATGGTGGCGTCCGCCGGCGCAACGTTGCGCCGGCACTGTTTGCCATGTTCGTCGCGGTGGGAGGTGTACCAGACGCCGGAGCCACGGTGGTCAAAGTAGATAGCCGCGGGGAGCGCGGCTTGGTCGATATGACTTGGGATGTGCGGATTGTGCTTCCGCTTGCGGGCCTTCTTCATAGGATGTCGGCGTCGTATCGCTCCGATTGGCCAGGGCCAACGCCGCCGGCACGGTTGATAAGGTCAATGGTAGTCCAGGGCCCGCACTTGCCGCGGAACATGCGAATGCCCTGCTGGACCAGGGTGCGTTCGACATCCGATCGCCGCTGGTAGCCTGTGATGCGCTGGAGGTCCTCAAAGCTGAGAACGTCGCTGATTCCATTCCCCATACTATGTCTCGCAAAAGCGCCCGCCGGCATTGTGATAGAACACCGGCGGGGTAGTTATTAGAAGTTGTGGTCAGATTTTCTAGGCTGTTACGTCACAATCGGTTTCATGAACACCAACCAGTGGGTCATTCCACTGCGCCCCGACACTTGGCCAAACATGGGTTTGTAAGGGGTTAGGGCCAGCACTTCGCTCAGACGCACTTGAACTTCATTCCATTTAAAAACCAGAACCCCCTCTGGCTCCAGGACACGAAAACACTCCTCGAACCCAGCGCGAATATCGGTTCTCCAGTCGTCTGACAGCTTGCCGTATTTCGCAGCCAGCCAGCTCTTTGGTCCAGCCCGCTCCAGGTGTGGTGGATCGAATGCCACCAACTTGAATGTATTGTCGGCAAAAGGCATGTTCCGGAAATCCATCAGTTCATCTGGCTCGATGCGAAGTACGCGTGTGCCATCCTCTCGATGGGATCTGTCTATCACTGTTAGCGTTTCATGGCGAATGTCGCCGAAAACAGCAGCAGGGTTCTGCTTGTCGAACCACATCATTCGGCTTCCACAGCATGCGTCTAGGACTCGTTTCTGGTTCAAGATCGCGCCCCGCTCTTTTGTCGAGAGGCGCGGGCTTGCCAGGCGGCGAATGCGTGGCGCATCCAGTCCTTAATGTAGACCCCTGAATGCGTCTTCCTGTAATCGGCTGAGGCGAAGTGCTGGTCAGCCCAGGCGACAAACTCAGACTCTTCACACTCAAGGCATTGGTCACCAAGGTCACGGCAGATGGCGCACTCTTTCTGAGCGATCTGCTCCAGGCTTCGGGCGAAATCACAGAATGGGTGCGGACTTTTTAACGACCTGCAGGCAGCGTGGCCACATTCAGGTTCGCCCAGATGCTGTTCGACTGGCGCAGCGGGGGCCGCAGCTGCCATCGCTTCGTAAATTGCGAACAGGCTGTTGCTCCCAGTGCGCTCCAGGTATGAACGGGCCGCATCGGCGCCGGCCTGCTCCATGGCTTGGTTCGCTTTGGTTGGAAGAACTTTCCACTGGACTTTATCGCTGCAGAAGTACTCGTCGATATAGATGCGGCCGTGGTTGCCCTGGTCGGAAACTTTGTTCGTCATGTGGCTATCCCTCAGCTGCTGAGCTGCGCGGTGAACTGAACGTGTGTGTCGGTGCTGCAGCGGTTCGCCGCGAACAGATCCGGCTGTGCCATTTGTGCCCCGAGCTTGTTGGCCAAAGCGCGTGCAGCCGCATCGGCGCTGATGGTGCTGCTGGCAGTGGCCTTTTCGCCGCGCGCCCGGGCGGTGTATGTGCCGGCGCTGAGCCGAACGCTGATGACCAGGTCGCGGGTTGCTGGTTGGTTAGCGTGCATGTCGGCGCCCCTGCTGTGCTCTCTTGGCTTCGACGTTGGCCATGTAGGCCTCCCATTCAACAGATTTCCGCTGCTGGCGGATCTGGCTGCAGCGCTGGTGCTTCCTCGTGGAGCGGGCCTTGTTGCAGATGTCGCAGTGGTTGGGCAGGTCCAGTGAGTGGCTGGCAAGGCGTGGTCGAGTCTGCTGGCTCACGAACTCACCTCCGAAACGGCGACATCTTCGAAGCAGGGGAGATCAACCTCGGCACCCACAACCCGGATTCCGCACCACCCAAAGCTGTCACCCTCGGCGCGGCCACCCCAGCCCTCGCTGTCATGGAGCATCTGGGTGGTCTTCTCGCAGTACCAGCGGTCTGCATCACCGAAGTCGGCGCCACGGTCTTCAAGGATCTCGCACATCACCTCAAGCCCTGCCAGCCGAATCACTGTTCGGACAACATCGCCGTCTTCCTCGTCCAGCCTGTCCTCGGCGCTGGTCCAGAAACTGTTGATCTGCTGGGCCCGTTCGACGGTCAGACGGTCGAGGTCGACCTCGAGCACGACCTCGAAATCCTTCCAGGCGTCCTTAACCTTGAAGCGCTTGATGTTTGTTGAAGTGCTCATTCGGCATCCCCCTGAGTAGGGGCGCAGGCCGGCTCAAATGCCAGAAGCAGCCCGGCCATGTAATCAATGGCTTGCATGGCGTTATCATCTTCCTCGCCGAACACCTCGCGGGCCATCGCTTCGGCGCGGGAAACAGCCGTTTGCCAGTCTGCTGGTGGTTCCTCCGCAACAACGTCGGCGTCCCAGCCAGTGGCTCGGCGCCGGCGCATCAGGTTGAGGGCGTCGGCAGCGCCCTTTGCCAGCCCGTGGTAGCTGCCATCTGCCAGGTCATCTACGAACGCTTCAAGTGCGTCCATGGCCGCTAGGCCGTGACCCATGCTCCAGGCTACAACCTCGCCGCCGTCCACTTCCCGCGGGACCGTTTTGCCTGAGGCTCCACGGATTACCAGGGTGTCGTAGCGCATTGTGTTAGCCTTCTTTGTGCCGAATTCGGGGGTTTCTACTTGCATGTGGTTCTCCTTGGGTTTGGCTGGTGCCCGGGAGCTGCAACTCCTTGGCACCACTTCGTTTTCAAATCAGTTCCGGCGGGCCAGGTGTACGACCAGGTCGTCGAACTGGGCGTCGTCCTCTACCGCGGACTGCCATGCCAGCACGTTGTGGATCTGAGCCCTGGTGCAGTCATCAACCAGGATCTCGCGCTGGCCACCGTTCACCCGGACTTCCAGGATCGTCAGCAAGCCGTCCTCGGCATATGCGCCGGCGTTGATGACGGGGTAGTTGTGGCCGGCCTGCACCAGCCGGTCTTGCTCCTGCTGCAGCTGGCTGCGGCCGCAAGAGCTGGCGTTTCCTATCAGCACACGAATTTGCATAACGATTCCTTGCTCAGGCCTGGAACATCCAGCACTTGACGATGGGTTGTTTGGTGACGGTGTAGTTGCTGCTCTTGGCCTGGTGGGCACGTACGGCGCTGTCGACCGCCTTGTTGACCTCGATGAGCTTGTGGGAGCGGGAATCTTTGAGCCGGTCGCGCAGCTCGTTGATGTCGGCCAGCTTCTGCCGGTGCTCGACCGCGCACTTAACGAAGTCGTTGAGGTTGATGGCGATGAGGTGGTCTTTTTTGCTGTGGTTGACCACAGGCCCGTCAGCGTCCAGGCCTTGCAGGTACTCGTAAACCTCCCAGAATTCGGCCACGACAGGGTGATCAGAGCTGATCGAGGCCTGGCGCTCGATCGCCATCCGTACCAGCTGGGCGCGGGTGTGGCTCATTTGGTCATCGCTGAGGGGAAGCACCAGGCGCAGGCAGTCGAGCAGGGCCAGCATTTGCGCGTGGTTGTAGATGATCCGCTCTACGCGGATGTAACCGCTGATCTTGTTGCCGCAATGGCTACAGTGGTTTTCCTCGCCCTGGAATTGCGTGCCGCAGGCGAAGCAGTGCGAATGCAGTGCACGCAGCTTGGCCTCATAGATCGGCAGGCGATCTGCGAACAGCTCCAGGACCTCAGCCTCTTTCCGTACTGCCCGCAGCAGGAAGTTGCTGAGCAGCGCGCCGTCCAGTCCATTCAGCCGATCGGCTGCGGCACGGCTTTCAACCGTCACCTGGGGGCGAACGAAGTGCAGCTTGACGATACGGGTCATGATCGCCTCGGAAGCTACAACTGGGGCGTTCTGGCTGATCGCGATGGTGCCGCGGAAGGGCGGCTCGTAGGTTTCGTTGCCGGCAGTCTTGACGCCCTTGGTCGCCAGCGTGCCGCCGCCGAAGTAGTCCTTCAGCTCGTCCCATTCGAAGGTCTTTGCGTGGCTCTTGTCATCACCGCTGCGATCGGATTCAAGCAAGACCACCGGCATGCCGGATACTTGCCCCATCAGGCGGCTGCGGCCTGCCTTGGTCGACTTGGCAGGGTCGAAACCCTCGTAGCCTTCGCGACCGAACAGCTTCCACAGCAGGGTGAGCAAGGTGGTCTTGCCGGCGCCGGCCTCGCCGGTGGCCTCCAGGAAGGGGAAAGACTGGTACCGGTGGCGGATCTGCTCGGCGAACAGTGAGCCAAACCAGAAATTCAGTGCGACGATGCCCTGGGCGCCAAAGCAGGTCCACAGCAGGTCCAGCCATTCCGGGCTATAGCGCTTGTCGTCCCGCTGCAGCGCCATCTTCACGCCCTTCTGCAAGCTCTTGAGCTTGAGCTTGCCCATCTCGAAGAATTCCTCTTCGTTCACGCCCACGATCTGGCCATCACGGACGGCTACTTCGTTGAACACGTAGCAGCTGTATTCCCGGCTGTAGCCGATGTAGTCGATGGTCTGGACGGTTTTAATGCCGAAAAGCTGGTCTTTCATGATCTTGTCCAATTGCTGTCCACTACCGGTGAACACGGCTCCGGCACCCATGCCGAGAAGTCTTTTCTTGAATTCGCTTGCGGTGGCCACCTGGCTGCCGGTGAAGGTGTTCTTCACGGCCGCGCCGTCGTGCGGGAAGTCGACGCGGAAGAAGTACCAGGACTCGTCGGTGATCTCGTTCCGCTGGTAGTACAGGGCCTTCGGGTAGCAGTTCGCGATCTCGACCACGCAGCCGGACATGCGCAGAGCCTTGGCCCGGCGCCCTTTGTCGTTGAGTTGCTGGTCTTCCTGGCTCTCGCTCGAGTCCAGCGCCTGCATGGCGCTGTTGAACTTGGAAATGTCGAGACGCCACCAGTAGAGGCGGGAGTCGAAGCCGAAGTGGAATTCCTCGCGCTCACGCCACTGGTACAGCAGCAGCGCCTTTTCCACCGCGCTCTCAGCGATCAGCAGCGCGCCGTGGTGCTTGGCTTCGTCCAGGTCGTGCTTGATTCGGTCTGCCCGGGCTTCGTCGTCGTCCAGGAACGCCCAGCGCTGGTGCAGATCGTTCCAGTCGACCTTGCGGGCGTCTGGTTGAGGGATCTGGGCCGCTTCGCAGGTGAACCCCAGCGCCCTGGCCTGCTTGACCCAAGCCTTGGTGTACTTGTGTGCACCTGGTTCGTTGTCGAGCGCCCAGATGAGCTTCGGCGTCTTGCCCTCGCAGGTGGCAATCAGGGCCTTGAGGGACTCCTCGGGGTAGGCGTTGGATGACAGTGCAGCCACGGCAGCGATGCCGTTATGCAGCAGAGCGATGGCGTCGAAGATCCCCTCGACGATCCAGAGCTCTTTTACCTCCTGCAGATCGACGCAGGGTGGGCACCACCAGTGGCCTTTGTAGCTCTTGCCTGGCTGGAAGCGCGCCTTCTTTTTGCCGAACCGTGCCGGCTGATCGATCAGGCGCTCCCAATACCCGCCGTGCTCGAGCGGGAAGCGTACTGTTGCAGAGCCAATGCCCAAGTCGCGGTCGAAGTAGTTCTCCTGGGTATACCAACCCTTGACCAGGTTGAGGTCGAAGCCCCGGGCAAATGTGAGGTACGCGATGGCGCTCGCCGCCGGCTCTTTGTCGGTGGCAGGGGCGCGCTTGCTCCAGTCGTCGAAAAGGTCCGGGTAGATCTCTTTGACGGGTGCCATGTAACGGCATTTTTCCTCACGACCACACCGGATGAACCAAGGGTTATCGTGCCGGGAGAACAGGCGTTTCTGGCTGCACTGCGGGCAGGTGCCCTTGCGCATGTAATCGGTGCCCGCCATGTGCTGCAGGCCGAAGTCGCTTTCCAGGCGCTGCAATACATCTGCGCGCAGCTGGACTTCCATGGGCTGTCGAATCACCGCGAACGCTCCACGGCCGAGCCCAGCTTTCGTTCAAGCGCCTTGCGAGTACGGCAAATGCCCTGCAAGTGAGGTACGTCAGCGAGCACCTTCGGGCCGCGCTCCCCTGCGGGCACGTTGCGGTACCGGTCGGAGTACCAAACTTCAGCCATCGTCAGGGTGTACTGGCTGTCGAGCCATTGCAGGTAGTGCTTCGCCTGCTGCTCGTCCAGCTCGATTTGAAGGTTGATCTTGCTCATTTCTGCCACCAGTGGAATGCAGTTTCCCCTTACCCACGCAGAACGGGGCACCGGGAAGGGGGTTGTTCGGGGTTACGTCAGATTTCGCGGTGTTGAAGCATGCGGCGCGGCAGGTAGCGTGCCGGCACTTGGTAGCGGTGCTGGGTGATGGTGTCCAACAAGATGAGCCGCGGGCGGTAGATCCCGCTGGAAGCGCAGACCCCAATCATCTGCAGGCGCTTGGTGGTCTTACTTTCGAACTCGGCAACGGCAAGTTCGGCGATGCGCTGTACCAGGTGAGGTGGGACCTCCAGCGACTGGGCCAGGTAAGCGCTACAGCTCTCCAGTACCTGGTGGTCGCCAGAGAGGTGAAGACCTTCACGGCGGAACAGGTAGGCCACAGCGGCACGCTGCATAGCATCCCGGTAGTCGGTTTCGTGGTCGGTGATCAGGGCGATGGCGTTCATGCGGTTGCTTCCTCCATGTCCAGCTGGTCGAGCAGGTCGGGTTGGTTGTCCTGTGAAGCGGATTTCATGGCCTGACGACGAATTGCGACCGGCGCAACAGGCAGTCGGACTGATGGGTTCGGCATGCCGCTGGGGCTCATTTCGTGGGTCATTTCAAACTCAGCTCGCACGGACCAACCGCACGCTTCGTTCACGCACTGCAGATAGGCGATGCGCAGGAAAATGTGGGTGCCTTCGCTGGTGCGGATGCGCATCTTGCTGGTGCAGTGGGGGCACACGAGTTTGTAGGCGCTGCTCATTTGTTGCGCCCCCGCTTCTTCTGCTTGCCGTACAGCTGGATGGTCGCAGCCACTTCTGCAGTGCGTGCCGCCATGTAGCAGGTGAGCGCCTGGATGATGGCCATCGCTTCGTGAGGCTCGATGACGCCATCCTCGATCGACGCCGCAATGAGCTGATCAATGTGTCCAAGCTTCGCGTCGGTTTTGAGAGAACGCTGATACAGCTCGACGTTGTCCAGATCTTCCGGTCTGGTCAGGGGTACGAACATGCCGCCATACAGCCTGGCAACGAATTCCGGTAAGTGAGTGGTGTTGGTGTCCTGCTCCAGCTGGTGAATCTGGTCATAGCTCAGCGGACGGCTACCGGCGTTCTCGTACACGCGGTTGTCGAACTGCTTGAGCTGGAGACCAAGGCGTTGGGAGGCGCATTCGCGACCGCCTGGGTAAGCGCAAACAACGGCGCTCACTACCTGGCGCAGGGTCTCTAGAACGGGGGATTTCATGTTCTGGTTTCTTCCTTGGGCCAGGGATGGCTATTTTTCGATCTCGCCGATCTTGATACCGAGCAAAACAGCGGCGCGGTGGGCCTCTCCGAACCGACCTTTCTTGCGACCGTTGAGCAGATCGCTGACCAGGTTCTTGTTGAGGTTGTGCTTGCGACTGAACTCGGCGATGGAGATGCCGGCTCGATCGAGCTTTTCGCGTGCTTGATCCAGCGTTAGGGGGGCGGGCATAGTGTTCATCTGTGTTCAAACGTGTTCATGTAGCGGTGATGATGGTTCAATAATTTGGACCAGTCAATGCCTAAGGTTCAAAAAAATGGCCATTGGCTATCGGCTAAAGGAAGAAAGGTCGCGCCTGGGCATTAGTCAGACTGACTTGGCCCAGGTGGGCGGCGTGGGAAAAACCACGCAGATCAACTATGAAAAGGGCGAGAGAAGCCCGGATGCGAGCTATCTGGCAGCTGTGGCAGAAATAGGTGTGGACGTCCTTTATGTGGTCTGCGGTGAGCGCAAGCCACAGACGCTCGGCCTCTCTGCGGATGAGAGCTTGCTGGTTGAGAGATATCGCCTCATGACGACTGAGGCCCGGGCGACCATCAACTCCGTCAGCGAAGCACTGGCTACGTTCAATAAGTAGCAAGGCAGGATAGGGGGGCGCCGGCCCTAGCTTTTGAGGCGATCGCGGTCCGGCGGCTGCGGCGGTATGGAATCCAAGGAATGAATAGGTTCGGACGTGCAGTTTTGCGTGGCGCTGGAGCGCTTCTGATCACGCTGTCGGTAGGGACTGCTTGGGCTGGTGAGTTCAGCGATAAGGTAGAGCGGGTCTTTTCCCCCTCTGTTTTAAAATCCGCACATGAGTCGGGTTCAACGGGGACAGTTGATTTCAAGATTCCGGACCGCCATCCGGAATACTTCGAGACTGGAGATAAGGCGAACAAAGTCTTTGCCATTGACTCCGTACGAATTTTCCGAGACTTGCCCAAGCTCGATCGGGTGGTTTTCAAGGTGCCGAGAGAGGGCGCCACTCAAACGCTGGACGTGACCAGGTCCCAGATCGAACAGCACTATGAGATCAGCCTTTCCGATTTAGCGGCCAATCCGTCCAACTGGCGAGAAGGTTTCATCCAGCAATTCGACAACAAAAAGTCGCGGGCAGACTTCGTTGAACGGTTCGTTACACAAAAATAGTGCCACTTTGCCATCAAGTGGGCTGGTGGCACGCCGCTTCATGCAGAAAATAGGTGACTCCCGAGCGTTAAGTACGATGCCATGGTGGTGTCGAGCGCTTGAAATGGAGTTTCTATGCTGGATCGCAAGTGCCCAAGTTTGAAGGACCTATTTCGTGTTGTATGGCTGTTCTGTCGTAGGAGCGAAGAACAGCGCCGGCACATCGCGATGATTCTTGAAGCATTCGAAAAGCAGGACCTCGAGTAGCGTGATGACAGCCCCGGTCCGAATCCGGGGCTGTTTCATTGTGAGCTGGCCTTCAGCTTTTCCCATTCCCGGTCTGCTGCCTTCTGAGCAGAGTCCTTGTTATCAAATACACGTTTGATTCGCTTGGGCCTAGTCGCATCGCCTGCTGTCACTGATGCCTCTTTACCGGTGGTCTTGTCGCGATAGAACGCCACCACTCCCGTGTATGTCCCGCCTTTTTCCTCCTCGTACAGACCATCTACGGAGTCTTCCGGCAATTTGCTCTCAAGCTCCAGGCTGGTGGTATAGCCGCTATCGGCCGTTAGGCTGTGGCGGACATTGCCCCCATACCAGACGATGCCGTCGATCTCGGTCTTGACCCCCCGTAGGCTGTAGGTCAGCTCTGGTATCAGATCTGCGCGCCCTTTGGCCAGGTTGTAGCTGAGCGTGGCGCTACCCCGTTGCAGGCGGTTGAGTTCGGAGCGTGCAGCTCGCAGGGCCGAGTCTCGATCACTGAAGGTGTGACGCAGCTCTTTGACCTTCTCACCGCCGCCGGCAATCGCTTCCTGTTTCTTGGTACTGCCGACATCGTAGTAATAGGCCTTCACTGAGTCGTAACTGTCCCGATCGGCCTGCAGGAAGCGATGGCCATCACCATCGGCCCTATTCAGCGTGATGTGTGGCAAAGCGGCGCCACTGGAAGTCTTTCCACCGCCGGCCTGCAGGCAGATGAGGCAGCCGGCCTTCACACTGATAACCGCGTCGTGCAGCTCGCCCAGGCGCGTGAGCATGTTGGCATCCGACTCATTGGCCTGGTCGAGGTGTTTTACCGCGCGTGCTGCGACATCCGGCGCAATTCTCGGGGTGAGCCCGTATGCGCTAGCAATTTCGGTGAGGACGGCGCCCAGAGTGACTTCGCTCCAACTGCGCTCACGTTTGGTTTTCAGCGACCCACGCAGGTCGGCGGATCGGGCTCGGATGCTGAGGATGTCGGGTGCACCACTATGCTCGGTTTCGTCGACGGTGTAGGAGCCTTTATCGACAAGCCCTGTGTCGCTCCAGCCCAGCCACAGCTTCACCACGGCGCCCTTCGGGGGTATTTCCAGCAGGCCATCGTGGTCGCTCAGGGTGATGCTCAACTGATCAGCCTCCAGGCCACGATTGTCGGTGAGCTCAAGTGACATCAACCGAGGACTGATGACCTTGGCGATGTCCTTGCCATCAACGGTCAAACGGAAGGCAGGCACGCCGTAGGCGCTGTCACGCTGCAGCCCTTGCACCGCATCGGTGAGATACCCGGTCAGTTGGTCAGCTCCGGTCACAGCAGCGCCCTCAATATGTTGGAGGACGTTGCAACGACAGCCCCCATCAGGTCGACACGGCCGTCATCGACTCGCTTCAGCGTCAGGCTGAACTCGATGCGGCGTGCGGTACCGTCTTGGAAGAAAACGGATCGTGTCTCGCTGAGGCTCTCGATAATAAACAGTCCGTAGACCCTGCCGGTGCCTTCCACCAGTGCCCAGGCTTTGCCGGTGTTCGCCATGGCCCGGATTTCGTCGAGGCTCATCATCGAGCCGGCCAGCTCGGGCAGCAGCACGCCCGGGAGCGTGATGTCGTCTTCCCCGCGGCCGAGATACTGCCGCGCAGGCTGTGCGCCGATGCGCGAATTGGCGGCATGGCGCCAGTCGGTTTGGCGCTGCAGCTGCTGATACGCAAGTGTGGGCAGGCTAAAAATGAACATGCCCAGGGCAAGCATCATGTGGTTTTACTCCAGGTCGGTCAGGCTGCTGCGCTGACGTGCGGATTTCGCTCTATCCCGTCGATCCAGCTCGGCGCTGACCGCACGAGCAATGGCCTGAGCGTCCATCCCAGGACTGGTGGGAATCGAGATGTGGTACGTGTCGTGGCTGTCGTAGGTGACTGGCGGCGCCGCCGCGATCGGCGGCCGGCGATCCACGGTCACAGTAACCGGGGCGATTGACTGCGGATCAGCACTCGCAGCCTGCACCGGCGGGATCTGCGGTATCACTGGGCGCGCATCAACGCCGCCGGCGTGAGCCAGTTGCAACGTAACGGCGGTCAGGGCGCCGACCAGTGACTTGGTACCAACTGTCAGGCCCAGGGCAAGGTTGGCCGATAGTCCCGGCATCTGGTCGGGATTGGACGGCTGCACCGCACTGGTTGGTTGAGGGGCCGGCAGTAGCGGTGCCTCCCGGCTCGGGGCCGGCCACAGATTTCGCGGCGTAAGGGCGTCGGTCAGCGCGCGCAGGCCATCAGCAAAGCTGGAGCTGGCATTTGTGGCATCTCCAACCTCGCTTGCAGCCTGCACCTGTGCCACTGGGGTTCGCTGGGCTACTGGCTTGGCCTCGACGCCGCGCGTTTTGTCCAACATACGGCTCAAAGCGGTCAGGCCGGGGTCCTGCGAGTCGGCATTTGCAGGCGCCCTGTAAACAACGGCTTTGAGCGCGTCTTGTGAGTTACCACCTGTGTGTTGCTCGGTAACCATCTGTTGCGGTGCTTCTGGCCTGGCAGTGTCCAAACCTCGAACGAGCATACGGCCTATCGCGATAAGCATGGCGATCACACTGCTCGGTTCGGTCTGCTGAATTGGGCCACTGGTGGCAGGCTCGATCGGGGACGCTTCCACAGCGAGGGGCTGAACCACGGGAGTTTTCGGCACCGCTAGTGTGTTCTGGTTACCCGTGGCCAGGACGCGATTGATACCGGTTAGAGCGGCGATCAACTCATTCGGGGCGGGCGCTGGGCCATTAACAGGCTCACCTGGAGCAGTCGGCGAGGCTGCCATCACCAGTGGGTGGGAGACTGGCGGCCGCAGCAGTTGTTTTCCATCATCCTCCCGGGCAAGGGTGCGGCTCATTCCCGTCAGCGCTGCAATCAGCGGACTTGTATCCATCGGAGATGCTGGAGCGCTCTCTCCAGGTGTAACACTTGGAACTTCGATCGATAGCGGCAAGGGAACAGAAAGGCGCGGCACTTCCGCCCGGGCTTCAATCGCCGGGGCTTGCGCCACCTTGATGCTCCTGAGCGCTTCGTGGAGTGAGTCGGTACCGGCGCTTAGCCCCGTTGGCAACGCAGCGAAGTGGTTCGGCAAATCGTCGCCTGCCAGCGCGGGCTGAACACGGGGGAACTCCTGCGCGGCTGGATTGACGCTGTCCAGGTCGAGCGCCGCAGCCTTCAGCTCAAACGAGCCCGCCTTACTCAGCTGCTGCCCCATCTTCGCGACCGCGTCGAGAGGTTGCTGGGCACCGTTGCTCAGGCCTTGGGCGAGCCCCTCGGTGGTGAAGCCACCCAGTTCAGCAAATACCCGGGAAGGGCTGTGTATCCCGAGCTTTTCCTTGAACCAGCCGATGGCCGAGCTACCGATGCTGGAAACCGCATCCTTCACCGCGCCCAGCCCTGCCGTCAGTCCGTTGACCAGGCCGTTGACGATCATGCCGCCGAACTCGGTGAAGCGTGACGGCAGGTCGATGCCCAGGTAACTCAGCACCCCGGAGAAGGCCTGGTAGATCAGTCCGATCGGGCTGAAGTTGGCCAGGACCGTGAGAATCCCGGCAACTCCACCGCTGAAGCCCGCTTTGATCTCAGCCCAGGCAGTCGAGAAGTAGGCCTTCACCTGGTCCCAGTTCTGGTAGAGCAGGTAACCGGCCCCGGCAATCGCTGCTACGGCAGCTGCGATCGCCAGGGTTGCAGGGTTGGCGGCAAGCCCCCACAAGGCAATGGACACACCCCGGATGGCGGTCAGCAGTGCGCCAGACAGCACGCCAATCAGCTTGCCCACCACCGGCAGGATGGCGCCGCCCTTGATGGCGAACATAGCCATGCCGTATCTGGCCAGCGCAAACGGGCCGAGAAGGCTCGCCATAGCTATGGTCAAGGCGCCCATGCCAGTGACCAGAACAGCCACGGCTGCCGCACCTTTGGCAAGGCTGGCTGCAAGCTGTGGGTTCGCCTCGATCCAAGCGCGTGCCGCGCTCACTATGCTGGTGATGGTCTGGACGAGATCGCGGAGAGGGCCGTTTTGCCCGTCCATGAGCGAGCCGATCATCGTATTCCAGGTACCGGTGAGCTTGTCCAGATCGCCGCGTAGGTTGTCACGGAACGTATTGCCCATTTTGTCAGCCGCCCCGGTAACATTGCCCAAGGCGGTCGTTCCGTCAGCTAGAGCTTTCAAAAAATCAGGGATCTGGTCGACGGCAAGATCTTCCACCGGCGTACCGAACAGCGAGATCGCGGCATTGGCTCGTTCGGCAGGATCTTTGATGCGTAGCAATGCTTTCGCCGTCTTGGTCAGCGCGTCACGGGCAGAGGGGCCACCCTTTGCGATAGCGGAGGACATCTTCGTAGCGTTCAAGCCAATGGATTTGTACGCTTCCTGGCTTGATTTCGACATGTCAGAGCCGCGAATCGAAAACTCTTTGATGGCGTCACCGGTTTTGTCCAAGGCGAACTTACCTTGCCGCGCTTGTTTAACCAGGAGGCTCATTGCCTCTTCGCCGCTGAAGCCCATACTGCGAAAGTGGGTGGAGTACTCCTGTAATATTTCGGGAATTTCGCCGCGCATCTGCACAGACATGTTTTGCATGCCTGCGGTGACCAGGTCGAACGCTTCGTCGCTACTCTTGGACAGCTTGTTCTGGAGCATAACGCCGACCATTTGCATTGCTTCAGCAACATCGATGCCCATCACTTGAGCAAGATTGAGAGCTTTTCGTGCTGCGCTATTGAGCTCTTTATCGCTGACCTTACCTAGTGCACCCAAGGTGCTTTTGGCTGCAGATACCGCTGCGCCAATTTCTTCGATGTTGGTGCTGACGCCGTCAGTACGGATGTCGCGGACAATCTGTGTGTACTGATTCGCGCGGTCCGACGACTCCCCCGACTGCGCTGCAATCATTGAGCCTTGTTGCCTAACCTCAAGCTGAGGCGTGAGCAGAGCGGCACCAGCCATGCCGGCGCCCACGCCCGCGGCGATCCCGGCTGCACCGGCACCTGCCATCTTGCCGGCGCGTCCCTGGGCTTTCTCAAGCCGGCCTTTGGCCTCGGCAGCTTTCCGCTGGGCAGCCGCCAGCCGCTTGAGCTGCGCTTCCTGCTGCTCAATTGTGGTGTTGGTTTGGGCCATTTGCAGGCGAAGGGCGGCGTTGTGCTGGTTGAGCTTCCGGGTATCAATCCCGGCTTCACCGAGCCTCCGTTGGAGGCCTCGCAATGTTTCCTGCTCGGCCTTCTGCTGCTGTTTCAGCTCGTTGGTGGCGCGGATGGCGGTCTGAAACTCGGCCGTCATCTGCTTGGTCGGGGCGTTCACGGCTGACATCGCCCGGCCCATTTCCTTCACCTTGGCCCGGGCGGCATCCAAGGCCTGAGCGGTCTGGCGTGCCTGGGCGTTCTGCTGACGCCAGGCGCCGACATCCTTCTGCTGAGCATTCAGCTCTTTCAGGCGATCGCGTGTCGCTTTGAGCGCGCGGGCGGTCTCCTGTCCGCCCTTGTTGATCTGTCGCAGCGGAGCGGTGGCTTTGTCCACGGTGTCCAGTAGCAATCTCAGCCGTAGATCATTTGCCATCGTTGCTGCTCCTAACCCGCGCTCGCTCGCGCCAATCCATCAAATCGCGGACGGTCAGCCGGTCCATGTCGGCTGGCGTCCAGTGGAAAACCACGGCCAGGTCGGCCATGGCGTCTTCTACGCAACCAGGGATGCGTCCTTCTTCGTCTGCTTCTGCAGCAAAAAACCGGTGACCTTGCCGCCCAGAGCAACCAGGTCAGCAGGGTCCAGCTGGGCCACTTCCTGCGCGTTCAACTCACAGATCCGTGGCAGCAGCTTGATGAGGCTGGCTACATCCCAGTTCAGCAGCTCGGCCAGGTGCAGGCCGCGCAGCTCACCGGAACTTGGCTTGCGCAGGGTCACGTTCTCGATGACGGTGTTGCCGCGCTTGACCGGCGTGTCCAGTTCGACGGTGTTTTCGCCCAAGGCAGCGGCCTTGGCTTCGACTTCGATGGTTGCTTCGTTGACTTTTTCCATGATGACTCCGGTTACCAGGTTCAGATGCCGAGGGCGCGGCGTTGCTCAGCGAGCAGGTCGACGCCATTGACGATTTCGATGAAGTTGAGGATGTCGATCTCGACGATGACTTCCCCGTTGACGGTGAGCTTGTAGTAGGTGAGGGGAGAGGTGATCGAGTGCTCGGTGTCCTCTCCGGGCGTGGCTTCGCCCATATCGATGGTTTCGTGACGGCCACGGACCACCACTTCGACATTGGCGTACTCGCCGGTATCGTCCTGCTGGTAGGTCCCGGTGAAGCGCAGCAGCACGCCGTCAGCTTTGACGGCGCCGAACTGGCGCATTGCAATGAGATCGAAGCCACCAAGCTTCCACTCCAGCTGCATGCCGTCGTCGGACAGGCCCAGATCAGCCTTGGCGGTACCGTTCATGCCGCCGCCGCGGTAGGCCTCCATTTTCCGGGCCAAGGTGGGCAGAGTGACGGACTTGCATACGCCCAGGTAGCTGTTGCCGTCGTTGAAGAGGTTCATGTTCTTGAGCTTGCGAGGCAATGCCATAGCAGCGGTCTCCGTCAGCTATTGATGCTGCTGGCGAAGTTCGCCAGGTAGCGGTCAGTGATGCGCTGGCGCAACGTCAGGTCTTCCAACGGCGGCACCGGCGTGTAGTCGTAATCGATGAACAGCTTGCCTTCCTTGAGCGTGGTGGAGCTGTTGGCCTCCTCGTCGTACCAGGCGCTGCCACCCAGGATGTAGCCGCCGGCGACCAGCTCGCGGAACTTGGCGTTGATGCCTTCCAGGATGTCCCGCACCAGGGAGCTGTGCATGGGCTTGTCCATCGCCCACAGGTGGGCGTCGGCGATGCTGTCAGCCAGGACCTGGGCCGTGCGGGTGTAGTTTTCGAAGGCGAACAGCGGGTCGTCAGTGCAGGTGCGGCTACCCCAGAAGCGGAAACCGCTCTCGTTGATGAGGGTCGTCACCTCGTTGCCGTTCAGGTAGTTCGCATCGGTGGCGGGGTTCTGCAGGTCCCAGAAGACGTCGGCACTGATGCCGGTCACGCCATCCACCGGGATGTTGGAGAGGGTTTTGTGCCAGCCGACCTCCTGGTCCAGCTTCGCCCGCAGGCCCAAGGCGCGCGCCACTGCCGGTGCGGTGACCGTGGTGTTGGTGGTGGTGCTCCACTGCAGGAAGTCTGGCCAGATCACCATGGCTTCGCGGGCGCCGAAGTTCTCGCGATAGGCAGTGGCTTCTTCCTTGGTCTTGCACCCGTTGGCGCTCAGGTACGCAAAGCCACGCAGCTGTTGAGCGATCGAGACCAGGGCGGTGGCCACCGGCAGGGTATCCAGACCAGGTACGCCCAGAATCCGTGGTTTGACCTTCAGTTGAGACTGGGCGGCCAGCAGCGCCTTCATGCCGGTGTACTTGCCCGAGGCATTGGTGCCGCCAATGATGTTGCTGGTGGTCTCGGCAGCGGTTGTGCCGGTCGCAACACGGACGACGATGGTGAGGGGCTTGGTCTGGTCCGCGATAGCTTGCAGGGTGGGCGCCAGGGTGCCCTTGGTGCCGGCCTTCGCGATGGCGCTCTGGACGTTGGTCAGCAGCACGGGAGTGTTGAGGGGGAACATCGTCGCATCGGCATCTTCTGCGGTGCAGACGACGCCGACAACGGCGGTGGAAACGGTGCGGATCGGCCTGGTGCCCTCGTTGATTTCGAGGACACGCACGCCGTGGTGGTATTCGCCGGCCATGGTAGGTGCCTGTGCAGTGGTGGGATGACACTGCACAGGCTGCCGCGCGCGACGAGGTGAAGCGATGAACAGGGCTTGTACTGAGCGACCCTACAGGATCATTAGGCGTTGCCGACACCGACTACGCTAGCGTTGATCGCGGCAATGGCCACGTCCGCAATGGCCTCGGCCTCATCGTGAGTGGTCGCCTTGAGGGCCTGTTGCTTGCCCTTCAGGCGGGCAGCGCGGATCGCGTACAGCGCGCCTTTCCAGGCGGCCGCCTCAGCCAGGATGTTCTCGGCGGCTTCTTGCGGCGACAGGCCTGCAGCATCGACCCAAGCCTGTACAGTGGAGGGCACGTCCCCCTCGAAGCCAGCCGCCTGGAAGGCCCGGGCCTCTTCCTCGGCCAGCTGGTACTCGACCACGCGCAGCGAGTTGCCAACCACGGTGACACGCGCGTTGTCGGCCGTCTCGTCAATTTGCTGCGCTGCGCAAAGTTGCGCAGCACCCAGCGGCAGCTTGGCGAACTCGAAGCCGTTGTAGTTGTTGCCGTTGAAAGTGATGTTCAGGGAATCTTTACGCATAAGGACCTCAGAGTTTGGTGATGTTGGTGAGCAGGTTAGGGATGGTGTTCGGGTCCTTACCCGCTGCGACGCCCGCGATCAGCGAGCCCTCCAGCGCGGTCGGAATGGTGCATGCCGAGGCGGTCACCGCCAGGCTTGGGAAACCAGCGCCTACGATCTTCCCGGTGAAGGTGCCGCGCAGTGCGAATACCACGTTGTAGAACTTCACAGGCATGAAGCCTGGCTGCCGGCTGCCACCCGCGAAGATAAAGGCGTAGTAGGAGTCCATGCCCACCGCCAAACCACCGGCGGAGTCGGGCAGCGAAAGGGTGAGGTCGCCGATATCAAACGTCCCCGCACGGTTCACCTGGAAGCCGCCAAACCGTTTCATGCCATTGGCCACAAGGAACTCGTTCAGGATCAGCTTACGGGTGTTGGTCGACTCGGTTTCACCACGGATCATGACGCGACGACTGCCCACGGTGACGTTCGAAGCCAGCGTGTAGTCCTCAACCAAGATGATGTCCGCCACGCCACCGCTCGGCGTTGCCGCAATGGCTCGGTCAATGGTCTTGAGCGGGCTGTCGATCTTGCCCAGCGCGTTGTCATCGCCGATCAGCTGGTTGACGTAGAAGGTGCGCGAGATTTCTGGCGCAGCGGCCACCGCATCGGCAATTGCCTTGGCGGCCGTAGTTTTGAAGGTGGTGTAGTAATTGAGCAGCGCGGTGGCTTGGCTGGTGAATGCTGCAACTTCAGTTTCGAGACTCATAGGGCTTATGCTCCGTAGATGTGTTGTGCCAGTTTGGTTTGAGTGGAAATTGTCGCTTCTGCGGTAGTGATACCCAGGGTGCGCAGGCCTTCGTGATCGACTTCATGACGACGCTCAGCCGAAGCCAGGCGCGCATCGCGGCGCTCGGCCTGCTCGCTGACCAGCAGCAATTGCCGACTGAGCAGCGCGATCTGGTCTTGCAGGTCCAGGCTGCGCAGCTGCTCGCTAAGTACGGCCTCGACAGCGCGAATACCGACGGCCAGCGCGCCTTCATGGTCGAGCGAATGCCGGTACTCGGCAGTGCCGACTCGTTCGGTGAGGCTGGCCAGCTGGCGGGCCAACTGCTCGCTGGTACTTAGCTGCTGCCGCGCCAGATCAGTGATCTGGTCTTGTTGCTGCAGGCTGCGCAGCTGCTCACCCATCAAGGCATTGGCCATGGATACCAATGGCACCGCCAAGGACAAGCTCAGGCCGGCAGGGCTACTGACGATGGTCACGCTATCCGCGGGCAGCGCCGTCAAGGACAGGTCGTAAGCCAGTAGCAAATCGGTATTGGCCGGCTTGTAGGTCAGCGCATCAGTCGCATGCGACCAGACCGCCAACAGCGTGCCATCGGCCAACAAAAAGCCGATTTCACGCACCCAGAACGCGGCCGGGCCATCAGCGAGGGCTGTGATGTGAATCAGGCTGTCACTCAGCCGCTCACCGCCGGCAATGGGGTATTTGGCCACTTGGGTGCGCAAGCTGGTTTGCTCGTTGGTCGGGGTGTAGCCCGACGTGCCAAGTGCGATGTGGGTGATCTCGGCGGAAAGACCGGTGCTGGTGGCATTCCACACCCCCGCCAGGCCTTTCTTGGTGATCACCGGTTGTAAAGGGGTACTCATAAAACAGCCTCCATCGTGCCGCGCACGACAATGCGAGCCTGTACCGCATTGGCGGTCAGCACGGTTGCTTCGGAATGGATCGGAACGGGCTGCGCCTCGGCATAACCCCGAGTCACAGCGCGCGCATGGGTAACGCTGGCCAGCTGCAGCGCCTGCTCAGAACGCGGAATCGGTACCACCGGCATTTCCATCGTCAGCCGGTGTAGCCCCCGCGCCTGGGTGGCGTTGGCGAACTGCAGGGCCTGCGCCGATGGATCAACCGGAACGGGCGCAGGCTCCACCGTTTTGCGGTGCAGCAGTTGGCCCTGACTGGCCCCGGCCGCGACCAAACCGCCATCGAACCGGGCGCCAAGCCGAAAGGTGTAGTGGCTTCGCTCGTTCTTGGCCGCGTCGACCAGGGCGCGCAGGCGTTGTTCCAGTTGCGGCGAAATGATCGAACCTTCGCCCGGCCGGTTTTCGTTAGCCCAGGCCGTGACCTGGAACGTGTAGGGCGCCGCGTTGGGGATCTGGTGCCACTCTTTGAAATCCGCGTTGACCCGCACAGCCTTGAGTACCCTGCGGATCGCGCCGACCGTGCCTTTGGTCCGATGTACCGGTATTGCTTCGCTGATCAGCTCCCGGCGCTGGTCGTCGGTGTACGCCGCTTCCCAGCCCTCAACCTTCAGTGCCCATCCCAGCCAGGGCAGGAAGTTCGCCGGGCAGCGGGCCGAGTCAGCGACTCCACGAATTACGTCTGGATCAAGGTCATGGTCGCGGGCAGCCTCTAACACTCGCTCCAGCAACGTGGAATTCAATGGCAGAAGGCTCATGCGACCACCTTCGTGCTAAGAGAGATGGACACGCACTCGGGATAGTGTCGCTTGTCGCACACGATTTCGCCGGTGGGCTTCTTGAGGTCCACCCGGCGTACGCCTTGTACATGCAAGGCTGCATAGACCGCTGACAGAGACAACTGCCCTTCCAGATCCCGTGCTGCAGCTATCGCCTTTTCCAGGCTGGCCCGTGATGCCGTCTGGACTACGGAAGGCTCTGGCCCAGGCTCCAGTTCCAGGGTGGCCAGTACTTCGAAGTTGACCGGGAGACCCAGCTGCGCCCGCGGTCGATCGGTAACGGGCCGCACGCTCTCGGCGGAAAGGCCGGCCTGAACCTTAGCTACCAGATCCTCGGGGGGCTCTTGGCTATCAATCCGTGGCAGTACGGCCAGGGACACGTCTCCCGGCAAAGGATCGGTCAGGCCGGCGTTGTAATCGCACACCAAGACAATGGCGCCGGTCGGGAGCAGGGCCTTCAGTTCATCGGACACGGCCACGCCGCTGAATCGGGGGGAGTCCACTGACACGCTGGCGATGTTGGCGGAGGCACTCAACCCATGAAACTCATACGCCCCGCGACTTCCGGCGCTGGAGAGCGCCTCCAGAGATAACCTGGTGCGATACCGCAGCGCTTCGTCGCTTTCCATGATCGCTGGCACGGGCGGCACCGCGTCTGGCTCTGCCGGGCGCAGGGTCAGCTTTTGCACGCCGTAGTCCGCAGCACGGTTTTCCAGATCAGCGCCCGCGGCATACGCCAGAAGGCTGGCTTTGGCCGCATCATTCACGCGCTGCCGGAGCACCAGCTCGCGGTAAGTGCTCTCCTCGAGCAGCTTGGTGACTGGGTCCGACTTCAAGGCAAGCCGAGCTGCGATAGCTGGCTGTTCGGCCAGGGGGTAGCTGCTGAGATACCGGGCTTTGCGGGTGACCAGGAGCGCTTCGAAGTCGAGCATCTCCACAACATCTGGCGGGGGCAACAGGCTCAGATCGATCATGCGGGTGGCGGTCATTGCGCAGCCCCCAGCTGTATAGGGGTCCGGATGTTCAGCGCGGCGTTGGTGTCGTTCTGCTTTGCCTCGATTTCCAGCGTGGCACCACCGGACAGGGAATCGACGTCCAGGCGCACTGCAGCCAGGGTGATGCGTGGCTCCCACTGCATGATGGCCACGGCTGAGGCGGCGTACAGCCGCAGACGGTTGGCCGCATTGAGGGGCTGGTCGATCAGTTCGGGGACAAGGCTGCCGTAGTCGCGGCGCATTACCCGGGTACCGATTCTCGTCGTCAGGATGTCCACGATGGACTGGGCAATGTGGGCCTCTTCCGAGATGGCCTCGCCGGTGTGTCTGTTCATTTCACTGGGCTCCCGGTCTGACCTGGTCCAGGCATCACACCCGCGTGCACATGCTCGACCAGGCTGACGCCGGCGGCGATGACGTCGATCGACACCTCCACCTTGCCGGTGACCTTCTGGTTGCCGGTCTGGGTGTAGTTCCCCTCATGCACGATGTCCCCGACGATACGGATCCCCCCGTCGCTGATGACTTCGGATGTGCCGCCGGACGGGAGGATCGCGCGTAGGTGGTGGGCGACGCTGTCGTACTCGACCACTGCGCCATCGGCGTAGGTGCGGCGTTTGAGGCCTGCACGATCGCCGTTGGCTGGGATTGCGTCACTGAACAGGCCGGTGATGGCGATGCCGTTGGCCAGTTGTCCGCTGGGGGACAGCAGGATGACCTGCTCATCCACTGTAGGAGGGTCCCAATCTCGGTCGGCACCAGCTCGCAAGGCGAGCCAGGGCAACCAGGTGGTCAGTATGCCGCCAGTGCGAACCCGGACACGCGGCGGCGCGTGTTGCACCTCGGCGATCGTGCCAAGGCGCACCAGGTTTTCGAGCAGACGGTTGAGTTCGGCGATCGAGTTCATGGCGCGATGGTCGCGCCACGCACGCGCAAGCGCAGCACGCTGCGCTTGTAACACAGCGGCCTACAGGCTGAGGTGGGAGAGAATGGCGTCCTTCAGGCTTTCCAGATCCGCGCTGCTGACGCCCAGCAATTGCCGTTCTTCGTACTGGGCCGTTGGCCCACGCGGGGCGATTCGGTCGCGCAAGCCGTACTGGTGCACGCGGGCAATGCGGCCGACTCGGCCGGAGAAACCGACCCCGATGCCTTTAGCGTCACCGCTGGCCTTCAGATAGCTGGCCCGGCGCAGCTTCTGGAACATCTTGGCTTTGGCCTTTACGCGGCCGACCTTCTCACGCAGTTTGTGGGGGCGACGGGGGGCAAACGGGGTGCCGTCGGGATTCCGCTGGCTTGCGATCCGCGTCTGTTGCTGCCGGCGCAGCTGCTGCGCAAGCGTGCGGGCCAGTTTGATGCGGCCAGCTGGCTCAAGTCGCTGTAGGAGTGGGCCGGCGAAGTCCTCCAAGTCGTTGAGGTTAGCCATGAGCTGGACGCCGCGGGTGCATGGCGGAAAGAGCCATGGCGTCTGCCGGTGCGGGTGGCTGCCATTCGGCCAAAAGTTCGCCAGCTGCATACAGGCTCATTGGGCCGTGTTCCACGAAAGGCTCATACGGTAGCTCGGGAGCGTGGGTTACCTGGAACGTACCATCGTCCTGTCGCTTCACCACCACTCGCTCGGTCAGCGCCAGGGTGATGCTCATGTCCACTTTTGAGCCATCCAGGATGTCGGCCTCGAACTTGATCCCTTCGGTGGACTTATCCAGGTTCGTCATCAGCTCGGACTGGTTCACGCGAGCCCAGCCCAGGATCGGCAGCATGACGCTGTCGGGGTGGCCGGCGAAGTCGGTGAGCATGATCTGCAGCGTGTAGCCATACTCGAAGGACAGGCTGGCAGCGGCGGTGCATCGGACCTTGCCGGCATCGATGAACATGAGCAGTCGCTCGGGGTTGTTCTTCAGTCCTGGTACGGCAGCGAGCAGGTGCTCGCGAAGGCTATTTGGCTTGTCCATGGGTAACCTGGTGCTGGTAAACGAGATCGACCTGGGCGGCACATTCGGCCCAGGCCAGTTCGGTGCGCTCTTGGTCAGTCAGCAACTGGCCGTTGCGGCTCGGGGATGTCGCTTGCAGGGTGCACGGCACCACCACTGGACAACCACTGACGGTAAGCGTCGGCGCCGGTGATGGCGGGGCGCTGCCGCAGCCGGCGAGCAACATCAGGCAAAGGCCGGTCAGCCCATTCCTGCAGTTCCTTGATTTCATGCTTGAGGTCCTCGATCTGCTGCTCGCGCTTCGCCAGGCCTGTGCGCAGCTCACCCTGGAGCGTCAGCAGCTTTTTTTGGCCGTCACGAATGGTCGTCAGCGTGGCTATCAGTTCGTTGGTGTTGGCGAGATTGCGCTCTGCCGTGGTCTGCGCGGCTGCGATCTGCTCCTCGAGGAGCTTGGTCTTCGCATTGCTGGCATCGAGATACTGGTCGATACCCCAGACCGCCAGGCCGAGAACGAGCGGTATCGCAATGGCGCCGGCGAGCAGGAATGGGGCCGGGCGCAGGTCAATCATTTCCGGTACCAGCCCAATGCGTTCATGTCGGACTCGTCCAGCTTCTCCACATCACCGATGACAACCAGGCAAGGCGAGGCATTGAGCTGTTGCAGGGCTTTCCGAAGCTCTTCGAAATGGCCGTGGTCGAAATCATCCGGTAAGACCAGGACATCGTTTGGTTGGAGGCGGTGTACCGCGAGACCTTCGAGCAGCTCTTTGTAGTTCATGCGGCCCCCTGGGCCAGCGCGCGGTCCTGATGACGTTCGAAGGCACGTTCAAGCTTCACGTCGTACAGGTTTCGCTGGTAGTTGGGGCCGTTGTAGAGCTTGGCCACCGTCGCCCACTTCAACGCTTTCAGCGCCTTGTGCAGCACCTGGTCGGTCTCGATGAATCGCACAAAGGCGTCCAGCTGGTCCGCTTCGCTGCGTTTCATGGCCGTCACAAAGTCTTGGACGCTGGAGTAGCCGAGCCTTTTCCAGTGGTAGCCCATCACCTGGAAGCCGCCCCAGCTGGCCGACTCCAGCGCGGCTTGTTCGTCGAACTGGCTCGCTTGGGCAAGGCGCTGATGCTCAGCAGTACCACCGATGTAGCCGCCGGCCTTCGGGTTAACCAGGTTAGGCACCTGCTTGGCCAGTTCGGCAGCCCGCAGGTTCAATTGCTCCTGGTCATCTGCCGGATCCCGTGCCACCTGCAGGCGTTCATACATGACGTGGCGCTCGAACAGGATGGCCGGCTTGCCATTGTCAAAGAAGCCACAGCCTTGGGATTCGACCTCGTTCAAGGCATACACCGCGGCTACCGGGACGCCGAGCCGCTGGGATGCTTTGACCAGGTCAGAGTGTTTCAGCAGTTTTTGGACATCCAGGCCCATCAGGCTGGCCTGGGTTTTTGGCCCGGCCACCCCATCCGATACCAGCCCAACCTTCAGCTGGTAAGCGCGCACGGCGCCTTCGGTAGCGTCACCGTAGTCGCCATCGGTGACGAGCTTGGCACCCTTTGTATTCAGCTTGCGCTGCAGTTCGCGGACCGCTTGCGAGCGGTCGCCGTGGCTAAGAGTGATCACAACTGTTGCTCCTTACGCGTGAAGAACTTTTGCGCCGCAGCCCGGATGAACTCGACGCCCAGTAGGCCGATCACGCCGCCGAAGAACGGCGCGGCAGTGAGGGGAATGCCAACTAGCGATAGGCCGTGGCTTACGGAGAGGGCGAGGGCGCCGCACAGAGGGGCCTCTACGGCAGTCCGGCGAATCGAGCCGCCGCCGTAGGTCACCCGCAGGGCTGCGATGATGATTGCCAGCGCGCCGGCGTAGAGGCTTGGCCAGTTGTGCTCAAGCCAGGTGGCGAAAAACGCCCAGGTATCGGGACGGTCAGGCATGGTTTTCCTTCCTTGGTGAAGTGGGGGGCACGATCAGTCCCATAGGCTCACCATCTGGCGCTCAGGCGCCGATGTCTGGATGTCGGGTAGGGTGATGAGCAGGCCAGCGGGTAGCACCGCGCCGTGGCTGGCCAGCCCGGGGTTGGCATTGAGCACGGCCTCGACCACGCCGGCTGTGCGGCCGTAGTGCCGCCAGCAGAGAGCGTCGACGGTGTCGTTTTGCTGGGTGCGCTTCTGCTCGGCCATTGTCTGTTAGCCTTCGGCCGATTCGAGGGACGGCGCCGGCAGGATGTCTTCCGCGTATACGAAAGGACCGTCATCGGAAACCACGGCGCCTGGCGATTTGCCGGTTGCAGGGTCGCGGGCGATGGCCAGGCCCAGGGGGTGCATGATTTCGCGGTTGATCCGTACCAGCAGGCCTCGATCGGAAATCTCGTTCCAGTCGATGAATTTTGCTGCGTTCATCAAAGTAGCTCCACGGTGGTACGGGATTTGCCGAGGAAATCGCGAATTGCCCAACGCTGATCACGCCGGTAGTCGTCGATCGTCGGAGCGTTCTCTTCGGCATTTTTGGCGCCGCTGGCTGTCGTGTCATAGCCGCGGTACCGCTCGCACACCTCAGCCCCGGCCGCTGCCTGGACGGCACGTAGGTACAAGTGCTCGTATGCGGACTTGTCCTGGATCTTCAAGCCCGGGACATCCACCAGGGCTGTAATGCCTTCGGCCTGCTTCCCGAGACGCCAGACGTCCAATTCACGGTTGACGCTGATGATTGCGGCAACGACCGCAGTTTCGAGGCGGGCCAGGGAGACGCTGGAGTCGATGCGCAGGGTCGCCCTCAGTTCGTCCAGGTCAATGCCTGGCCAGAATGGGTCGCTGCTGATCAGGCCCGCGGCCACTGGGGCGCCGGCAATAAATCCACTCATGATCGCGTGCTCTGGAATAGGTCGGCGGTGGTCAGGACTTCACAGCTGAACCAATGGCCGCTGATCCGCCCCGAGCCGCCGGGTTGCGTGGGACGCTCGGTTAGCTGGCAGGGCCAGCGAGTTTCTTCAGGAGGCGCTCGGCGGCCTCCAGTTCTTTCTTGCCGCCGCAATGGGCGTCCTGCTCGATCGCGCTCTTGAGCAAGTCGATCCCGCGCTGCAGCTGGCCCGGCTCACCCGGATTGTTTGGGTCGAGGTCCTGCAAGGTCGACCGGGCCAGTGCCAGTTTCAGCTTGGCGCTGACTTCATCTGGCATGTCCTGGTCCTTGGTCAGCTCGGCAGTCCGCAGCAGGATCTCGATTGGGAACGGCTTGCCCGCTTTCTGCGCCTTGAGGGCGTTTTCGGCGACTTCCTCGGCAATCAGGCAGCCACTGGTACGATCAAAGCGGTTGGCCATTTTCAGACCATGCTTCAGGACGTACGCCGCAACATCGAGGCCTGCATCCCAGTCGCCGGCATCGAAGCGCCACAGCATGATGGTGGTAACCACATCATCTTGAGCGCCGCGGCCAGCTGACAACACGCCGTCGATATAGGCCTTGTACTCACCGATCAACTGCGCTTTCAGCAGGCACTTGCTCTGGATTGACTGGATCTGCTTCAGCCGCAGCTGATCCTGCTGCAGCTTGGCGAGCATCAGCTCGTACTGATTGAGCCCATCCATCAGGGCTGCCGGCGCAACGCTGGCCGCCTCCTTGGCGGCGCGCTTGCGCATCTGGGTACTTTGCGAAAGGGTCAGGGACATGATTTATGCCTCAGTCGGGTCCGGGTAGGTCAGGGCCTCGATGTTTTCCACCAGGGCCACAGCGCCGAAGTCCTCGATCACGTAGGCGTCGTTGCTGGATTGGTAGTCAGCAATCCGGTCGAACTCAGGCTCGTCCTTGAGGTGACGGCGACGCGCGCCTTCCTGCCAGTAAATCGACAGGTTCTTCAGGAAGGTGACCAGCACGGTTCCAGCTGGCAGGAACGGGGCGTCGACGACTGGCAGGCCGCCCAGGCGTGCGCGACTGACGATTTCCTGCGCCGCGTTCTCTTCCTGGTTGGAGGCCGCACCCTTTTCCACGGCCTTGAGCAGCTTCTCGTGCATCAGGTCACGGCTGACGAGCACGACCAGGTCCGGGCGAGCGCGATGCCATGGGTCGAGCATCTGGATCGCGTCGAACACAACGCCGTCGAGGGTCTGGTAGTCACCGGTGATCTCGGTGTTGACACCTGCGACCTTGACGATTTTGGTAGCACCAACCCGGATCTTGCCAGCAACCGCGCCCTCGTCCAGGACGCGATCGGCTGCGCCTTCGCGGATTTTTTGCAGCCAGCCCTTGTTGACGTCTTGCAGCAATGGGTTGGCGGCGCGGTCGGTAGCGACTGCCACCAGCTTGCCGTTGAAGCCGATCATGATGCGGTCAAGTGCCTGCCGCTCGACGATGGCGTTGGTCAGCAGCACCTGGAATTCCGGGAACTTCGCCCAGGCATCGAGCAGCGCGTAGGGGAACGACGTATCAAAGTTGGTTTGTACGCAGCTGTAGCTGTCCTTGGACATCTCGGCGACGTTGGCCGGGTTGCGGCGATTACCGGCGCCGGTGTTGGTGCGGCTGGCCACCGGGCCATTGACGCCTGCGAGCAGGGCTTCGCCTTGCTGCTCATCGACGCCGATAATGTTGATCGCTTTCAGGAAGGCCGAGGATTCCTGGGTGGCCTTTTCCAGGGTCTGCTGCACGGTCGGCGCGACGTTGAATTTTTCGGTGGCACTTGCCACCCCGTTGACCAGCGCAATTTGCGCGGCCAGGGCGGTAAAGGCGATGCGGGTTGCGTTACGCATTGGGTGTTCTCCGGGTGATCGGGCTGGATGGGATCAGAACTGGGTCAGCACTTTGCCGTCGCCACCGGTGGCCGGCGGACGGTTTTTTTGGCTGTGGTCTTCGGTTTCGCCGAGGCGCTTGACCAGGTCGTTGAAGTCGGTGGTCAATTTGTCGACCTTCTCGACCAAGGCAGTGCGGGCTGACACTTCCTCTGTAAATGCCTCGCCCTGCTCCTTGGCATGCGTGGCCAGCGCCTCAATGGCCTCAGTCAGTTCGGAGAACTGGGCGTCATCCTTGACGGCTTTGTCCTTGCTCTTGCCGAGGGCGTCCATTACCCGGGAGAACAGGCCGGCGACCTTGCTCTCGCTGTCGGTGACTTCCTCGAATTCCAACGCGATCTCGATGGCCTCGGAGAACAGGTTGTCCGGGTCATTTTTTCGCGACTTGAGTGGGTTGGCGTCAGGATGCTGGGCGCTGAAGGTGAGCATCTCGGTGCCCAGGCTGGCCGGGGTGTCGGTAACGGCGATGCCGTCCAGGTAGGCGCGACCGCTGTCGGCGAACTTCGGACGGATCTCGATACTGGTGTAAATCTTCTGTCTGGCTTTGTTCAGGGCGATCAGGTCGGCGGTAGGCTCGATCTGGGCAAACAGGGCCAGTTTCTTCTTGCCGGCGATCTCGACTTCTTCGGTCTTCAACGCCACGACATCGCCGTAGGCCTTGAACGGCCCATCTGGCAGCGCGCTGCGGAAGTGCTCCAGCCAGACGCGAGCGCCGTAGGTGTTGACGTTGTAGGTTTCGGCAGCATCCACCAGCCACTGACGCTCGATGGTACGACCGTCGGTGGTTGCGCCTTCAACGGCGACGCGGAAGAACTTGCTGCGGAACTTTTTTGCGGCCATGGGGGGATGTCCTCATTGCGGTGGCGTTGTGCCTTGCGATGAGGGGCATGGTCCGCAGCCGGCTGTTATACGGCAACGCGCTGCACTTGTAGGCCTGCGGGCTACAGGGGGCGCCAGTGGGTGAACGCGCGCGCGAGCGGCAGCATCGGCGCCATGAACACTACCGCCCAACCCACGACCGATCCCCGCCGCCAAGCCAAGTTCATGTATTGGACGGGTTGGCGCGTCACCGATATCGCCGATCACCTGGGCGAGAAAGAGAAAACCGTCCATAGCTGGAAAGCCCGCGACGAGTGGGACCGGGCGGACAACGTCGAGCGGATCGGGGGCGCCCTTGAGGCGCGCCTGGTCCAACTGATCCTCAAAGACGAAAAGACCAGCGGTGATTTCAAGGAAATCGACCTCCTGCACCGGCAACTGGAGCGGCAGGCACGGATTCAGCGTTACCAGAGTGGCGGCACTGAAACCGACCTCAACCCCAACATCGCCAAGCGCAACGAGGGGCCGAAGAAGCCGCCCAAGCGCAACGAGCTGGACGAAGAGCAGATCGAGAAACTCGTCGATGCCTTCCGCGACAGCTGCTTCGATTACCAGCTCGACTGGTACCGCGCCGGTAACCAGCGCACCAGGATGATCCTGAAGAGCCGGCAGATCGGGGCCACGTTCTACTTTGCCCGGGAAGCGCTGATCGACGCCATTACCACCGGCCGGAACCAGATCTTCCTGTCGGCCAGTAAGGCACAGGCCCACCAGTTCAAGACCTACATGCAGGCGTTCCTGAATGAAGTGCTGGGCATCAAGCTGACCGGTGACCCCATCGTGCTATGGAATAACGCTGAGCTGCATTTCCTCGGCACCAACTTCCGCACTGCCCAGGGCCGCTCCGGCAACTTCTATTTCGACGAATTTTTCTGGGTTCATGGCTTCGCCGAGATCAACAAGGTGGCCTCGGGCATGGCCTTGCACAAGAAGTGGCGGAAAACCTACTTCTCGACCCCGAGCAGCATGGCCCATCCGGCCTACACCTGGTGGACCGGCGAGCGTATCAACAAGGGCAAGCCCACCGCCCAGCGTATCCAGTTGGACGTTACGCACGAGGCGCTGCAGCAGGGCCGGCTGTGTGAGGACAAGATCTGGCGGCAAATCGTCACGATCATGGACGCTGAATCCCGAGGCTGTGATTTGTTCGACCTGGATGAGCTGCGATTGGAGTACGACGCTGCAGCGTTCCAGAACCTGCTCATGTGCCAGTTTGTGGACGATGGTGCGAGCATTTTCCCGCTCAGCATGCTCCAGCCCTGCATGGTGGAAAGCTGGGATTGGCCTGGCTACAGCCCGTTTTCTGCCCGGCCGTACGGGGAACGCCCAGTCTGGGTTGGATATGACCCGGCAGAAACTGGTGACTCGGCCGGCCTGGTGGTGCTCGCTCCACCGCTGGTACCGGGCGGCAAGTTCTTCCTCCTGGAGAAACATCAGTTCCGCGGGATGGACTTCAACTCCCAGGCCGAGACGATCCGCCAGATCACCCGCCGCTACAACGTCACCTATATCGGCATCGACACCACGGGTATGGGCAGCGCCGTGGCCCAGCTGGTGCGCCAATTCTTCCCGGCGCTACGCACCTTTACCTACAGCCCCGAGGTTAAGACCCGCTTGGTCATGAAGGCGTGGGACGTCATCAGTAAAGGGCGTCTGGAGTTCGATGCCGGCGCAATAGACGTGGCGCAGTCCCTCATGGCCATTCGCAAAACCATCACACCTGGTGGTCGCCAATTCACATACACCGCGGGCCGGAACGAAGCCACCGGCCACGCTGACTTGGCGTGGGCGCTATTCCACGCGTTGCACAACGAGCCGCTTGAAGGCCAAACCGCAACCAATACTCGCATCATGGAGATCTTCTGATGGGCAACACCGATCTGGCCGGCATTGCGCCGGGGCCCGCCGGCGACCTGCTCGCCAACCCCAACGCACGGGCCGAGGCCTTCACCTTTGGCGATCCGGTGCCGGTCCTGGACGGGCGCGAGATCCTGGACTACCTGGAGTGCTACAGCAACGGCCGATGGTATGAGCCACCGGTATCGTTGGACGGACTGGCCCGATCGTCGAAGGCCAGCGTCTACCTGCAGTCCGGGCTGATCTTCAAGCGCAACGCCTTGGCCCGGACATTCATCCCCCACAGGCTGCTGACGCGCCAGGCGTTCGAGCAGATCGTCATGGATCTGGGGTGGTCGGGCAATCTGTACCTGGAAAAGCGCGACAACATGTTGGGCCGGGCCATGGGGCTTCGGCCTTGCCTGGCGAAGTACATGCGCCGGGGTGCGGATCTCGAGACCTACTACCAGGTGCGCGGCTGGCGTGATGAGCATGAGTTCAGGGCAGGCAGCATCTGCCACCTTCGAGTGGCCGATATCAACCAGGAGGTATATGGCCTGCCGGAGTGGTTGCCGGCGCTGCAGGCCGCGCTGCTCAATGAGTCGGCCACTTTGTTCCGCCGGAAGTACTACCAGAATGGGAGTCATGCGGGCTTCATCCTGTATATGACCGACGCAGCCCAGAACGAAGATTTTGTCGATGACCTGCGCACGGCAATGAAAAGCAGCAAGGGCCCGGGCAATTTCCGCAACCTGTTCATGTACGCGCCCAACGGTAAGAAGGACGGCATTCAACTGATCCCGATCAGTGAGGTGGCGGCGAAGGATGATTTCGGCGCGATCAAGAACATCAGTCGCGACGACCAGTTGGCGATGCTGCGTATACCGCCCCAGCTAATGGGGGTGGTGCCGCAGAACGCGGGCGGCTTCGGTTCGGTTCGTGACGCGACTCAGGTTTGGGCGATGAACGAGCTGGAGCCAGAACAGGCCAGGCTGTTGCAGATCAATGAGTGGTTGGGTGAAGAGGTGATCCGCTTCCAGCCGTATGAGGTTCCCGCCCGCAACGTGAACTGAAAAACCGAAAACAGAAAAGCCGCCCATCGAGGCGGCTTTTTTGCGTCCGGAGGACCTGAAAATGTGTGGGGTTTCAGCATGAAAAACCCCAGCAAATCTTAACACTAGGCTACCTTTCAAGCCACTCATTTAGCCGGTTTGGCCCAATGTTTTCGGGGGTCAGAGCACTGGGTAGATGGCTGGTGGCAGGCGGTACTGGTTAGAGGCTTGGCCCCCCCAGGTAGAGAAGCCACCCTGTCGATGGAGGTTCCTTTCCATGCACGCATGGGCCCGGGCAACCCTGAGGTCGTGGCGCAGCGCGATGACCTGCTGATTCAGCTCCCAGTTGATGTCGACCAACTTCTGCATATCTTGCCGGGCCTTGGCGAGCTGCTGCCCCGCTTGCTCACTTTCGTGCCGGAGCAGTACGACCTGGTGCGCAGCCATTTCCTCGTGGCTGGGCATCCCCAGCTCGAACCCCTCGTCGTCGATGAGCACCAC